GCACTTCTCAAAGTGTTGTAAGTTTTTACATAAACTGACTCATCTGAAAGCATAATTATATATTCGAACATTATTGTATATGATCTCCTATTTGCCCTTTGTATTGAAAATAATCTGTAACATAATCAAGCACATCTTCTGCTGTCTGAAATGCCACAGTAAACGGAATACATACAAAATCAACATTTACAGGCTGATCAAGATAATGAGCAGTGTATATGATCTCTTCTTTGCCGTTTATAGTGATGAAGACACGGCGAACAGATACAAAACAACTATTGATTAAAAAGCAATCTACATCGGGACTTGATTCATAGTATTTGAGTGATTTCATCTTATTTAGCTCCTTTTGATGCCCGAAACGGGCAAGAATGATGAACGCGAACAACTGAAGAAAACGGTATAAGCTTTACAGGCTGCAAGGCAGAAAACCAACCACACCCGCCCGATGCCAAACGGCCAAACCAAGGCCGAGCAACTATGCCGGACTCTGAAAATGAAACCACCTGGCACACCAAGGGATGATTCCCAGCTCTAACGGATATGAACATTACAGCTCACCTCTAATATATGCAGCAATTAAAAACGGAACCATAATACAGGCTATAGGAATAATGATAAATAGCGATTTATACGCTGGAACCATAAGAATTTACCTCCCTTAACTTATACCCAATTATATCACAACACTATACAACTGTCAAGTGTATTTTTGGGGCAAAATGAGATATTTTTGGCGTAACACGATTCCTGGAACCGTAGCACGACGCACGGAGCAGACCAGAACCACCGCACCCACCCGCAGAGGGACAAACACATTTCGCCCGCAGGAAGTGTCAAGAATTACGCAGTAAAGGGGTGGAGATTTTAGAAAAAAGATAACAATAATTCCCTTTCCTTAGCCTTTTTTCTAAAATACTACCCTGATTCTTGACACTTCCGAGGACGAATGTATAATGTCTCCCGCTGTGGGTGCGGTGTTCAATTTTCCCTTAACCGACAGGAGCGAAGCGATTTCTATAACCGCCACCCGGCGTAGAGGGTCTTAGAAAGGAGGTGATGACAATGATTCTTTGATTCCGGCGGGTGGGTGGACGGCGTATTTTCTTTGTCTCTGCTATTCGTGTTATGCTCGATTAAGTGAAAAAGGTTTGAAAGGGGTTTGGGGAAAACTGTTCCTTAAAAGTTTTCCCCAAGAGCAATGATTTTCAGTTTTCCCTAACCCTTGAAAACTTTTTCAGATGCAGCCCTGCCCTCCCTGACCCTTGTCAGCCACGATTGCACGGTCGCGGTAGCTTTACATGCGGTTTGTTTTTTCTATCGCGATTGTGATCCCATTAAAATCTAATTCTTTGCAATGATGGACATAACTACGAAGAAAACAATGTAAGGCGGGAGGGCGGGAGGGCGGCAGTCGTTTTTTGACGATTTCAAGACTCTATGATATACTGTTTTCGGTTCCTGGTTTTCGGCATTGTGTTCTCCTGAAGAAAGGCCCGCTGTTTTGGTGTAGACAGCGGGTCTTTCGTCGTTTTATTTCTTGTGGAATTGGAACTCTGCATTGATGAGCATAGATTCCTCGTCTGTCAACTCGATAACATAGTCGTGCAATACAAGGCATTCCTCGCAGTCGCATTCAACCGTCGACATTAACTTCTTTTTCTTTCGGACTTTGCCGATGATAATATCGTCCAGTGTCACTTCGATAAATGGCCCGGCTCTCCACAGTTCAAGCACTCTTTTTCCCTGCGCTCTCTTGCAGATCGGATACCTTTTTTCCTCAACTCTTTCGGTCATTTGTAATTTCCCCCTATATATATAGGAAATTTATAAATCCGCTACTCTTTTTTAGAATAACGAATTAATTATAACTAAGCACAAACAAAAACACAAGGCTTTTTTTCTTTGAGTTCAGGGGTCAATCATTATCTTAAAAAAAAGTAATAGAAAACAGTAAATTCCCTATATATATAGGGTTAAAGAAGAGGTTGTAATAGTAACTGTTCTGCTGCGTGCAATGCCGGGTTTGGGTGGGTCGGGAAGCGATTTTTTGGTATCTTTGATTGCGGCTCTAGGCCGCTTTGTTTCGGTGTTAAAAGATTGCTTGGTGATAACGAGCCGAAGGCGAGTCGTCAGCCGCTCTAGGCGGCGCGAAGCTGCACAAGGCGGTTCTAGTCGATTGCTTGGTGTTATCGAGCCGAAGGCGAGTCGTTTGATGCTGCACAAACTAAAAGAACCATTGACGGAGCGCGCATTTAATGGGAGGGGAGGGGCGACTTGGCGCGGGAGGGCGCCGACGCGAAGCGGAGGGTTTAAGCCCGCCAGGCTCCCCGCGCCCGCCCCGGGGCAGGGGGAGCGAGTGTTAACGAGCGAAGGGGGCGGGCCAGCGATAGCGGGGAGCCCCCTGCAGCCCGGAGGCGACGCCGCAGGCGGAGTCCGCAGGGCTGCACACCGAACGCTATGACGAGTGCCAGCCCTGACCGGACTTGCCGAAGGCGGGAGGGCAGGGCTGGCCGAGGAATAGCGCAAACGATGTCGAGGTGTCCTGGAATTGTCGAACCCCTGACGACAGTCGTTCAATGGGTGAATAGTCGAATTCAAGCAATGAAACACTGATGCTTAGCAGGTATGAAGCCCGGAAGCCGCCGCCCGCCCGCCCAAGTCGGCACTTTATCACGTGACACCACAGCCAAGAGACGCCCGCTTGTCGGGCGCGGTCGTCGACCACACACTACCGGGAATAAAATAACACAAGGGGCATCGGGCGACGGCTGGAGGGCTACATACCTGCGGCAAAACAGTTGATCTGATACCTTGCAGCACTTTTGTTGTTGGTCGCACTTTTTTTGTTGGTCGCACTTGCTTGTTGATCGTGAAACTTTCTGCTGGTCGTGAAGTTTTGTTTTTTGTTGCAATGTTTTTGTTTGTTGCAATGTTTTTGTTTGTTGCAATTGTTTGTTGTTGCTCGTTGTTTTCGCAGGTCACAGTCGTTGATACAGTCGATGCTTTGCAATCTCATTTGTTTTATTGCTTGCCCCGCCGCGCCGCGCCGAGCCAAGAATAAAATTGTGTTTTGTAAAACAAGTTTTTCTTCAACCCAATGCCTCCCCGACAATTTTTGCAAAAATCCCCAAGAAAAGTGTATAGTAGAGTCTTGGAGGTGAGGATTATGGTTGCTACTAAGACGGCGCGTAAGGCTGCTAAGCGGGGCGTAGAAGTGGTTCCGAAAAAGACGGCAGTCGATATGTATAAGCAAGCGGAGCTTGAGAAAACGCTGTGGGAGAGTCGTTTAGAGGGTATGAGCGACGATCAATTAGCATCAATGGTCGGTTTGCCTACAGGTGTGGTTAGTCGGACTCTCGGGAAGATGTTGCAAAAGGTTCAGACTGATGCGGCAAGTATCTCTCGTGCTTGGGCTTTACGTCAGACGATGGCCCTGTGGACTGAGATATATTCGGTTGCTGCTGAGGAGTGGCTTAAAACAAGAGATCCGCGATATGCTGAAGTTATGCGTGGTGCTCTTGCTGACATTCGTAAGATTTGGGGCGTCGATGCTCCGCAGAGGGCAATTCACGGTCACGTTGTGGCTGGTGTTATTCATACGAAGCTCGGAGGGTTAAGTAAAGATGAACTCGAATACCTCTCACAGATTTTCCCTACCGGAGGGGACGACGCCGGAAGCTATACAGATGGCTCTGGCATACAAGAGCTTGCGGGCGTTTGCGAAGATGGTGACTGATGACTGGCAGGATGGCCGTCATTTAGATCACATTTGCAATGTTTTGGAGGATATAGCAGAGCGAAAACTTAGGCGTGTGATTATTAACATCCCGCCCGGATATGCTAAGTCGTGGCTGTGCAGTCGATGTTTCCCGGCTTGGTATTTGATGCATTATCCGAAGCGCGAAGTTATGTTAGTGAGTTATGGAGATGACTTGGCAGAGGAACATTCGGCGGCTGCTCGGCAGTTTTTTAGTTTTTGGGCTCCTCAGATTGTCGGCAGTGGGCTTGCTAAGGACTCGAAAAGTGTTAGGCGTTGGGTTGCAGAGATAGACGCTCAGCATCGCGGCGGTGGAATGCGCGCTTGCGGTGTCGGGTCTTCTGTTACTGGTCGTCGTGCGGACGTGATTATTGTCGATGACCCGTTCAAGAACTGGGAAGATGCTTCGTCGGAATCTGCACGTGAGCGGGTTTGGACTTTTTACCAGTCGGTTCTTCGTTCTCGTTTGCGTCCGGGTGGATGCATTATTGTGATTCAAACCCGTTGGCACGACGATGATTTGACGGGTAGATTGCTTGCTGCGATGGATAAAGGGTCAATGCCGTGGGAGATTGTTAAACTTGGAGCCGTGGCAGAGGAAAATGACCCGCTCGGGCGCGAGGTCGGGGAACCGCTTTGGCCGGAAATGTATGACAAGCAGGAGTTAGATGAGATTAAGTCGGACGTTGGCGAGTTCTTTTGGGATACTCAGTTTCAACAGAACCCAAAAGACCCCGAAGGAAAAATGATCAAAAAGGACTGGTTTAGAGATTTCTGGATTGAAGACGACTATGTTGTGTTGGATTCGAAAGCCGGTGAAGTTCGTTATCACAAGTCGGATATTGTCACGATTCAGGCCGTTGACCCTGCGGCTACGGAGAATGAGAAAAACGACGAGTTTTGCGATTCCACTTGGTCTATTTGTCCCCGTGGTGAGATTCTTCTAAGGCACGTTTATTTAGATCGCATTGCGACAACTGACCACGTTGATACTGTCATTGAGCAGTTTGATATGTGGATGCCGGATTATATTTGTCTGAGTAAGAAGAGTTATGGACTGAATATTTTTGAGGAATTGGAGCTTTTAGGTTATCCGCTTGAAGAAATTTCGGAAGATAACTCGAAACTGGCCCGGTCATTGCCAATAATCCGGCAGTATAAGAAGGGCAATGTGTATCATTTGCGTGATGCTGAGTGGAGGTCGAAAGTCGAAAAGCAGTTGAAAGAGTTCCCCGGTGGCACTCACGACGATTTCGTTGACACTGCCTCTGCTATTGGTATACAATCAATTCAACTAGGCGGCTTGCTTACTGAGATTCCTACTGTTGGAGGTGCGAAACGTGGGGGAGATAAGGCTTGGTTTACTGACTCTGAAATACGGCAAGAACCCGCAGGTGTCGGAGGTCGGCCCCGATAGTGGTCTGATCGGTGGTTTTAATCGCTATATGAACCCTGATGATCTTGTCGGTCTTCAGGGTTTAGAAACTTATGACAAGATGCAGAAAGATTCCCAGGTTCAGGCGTGTTTGACTATCAAAAAGTCGTCTGTTTTGTGCCGTGGGTGGGAAATATGTCCTGACAAAAAGGACGGTGCGCGAGGTATTGAAGTTGCTGAGTTTTGTAAATATGCGCTTGATTCGATTTCAGGCAGTATGTATGACGTTCTTCAGAATATTTGTGACGCTCTCGCTAAGGGGTATTCACTTCAAAACATCACTTGGCAGGTAGTTGCGAGCGGGAAACACGCTGGCAAGTGGATTCCGAAGTATATCAAGAGTAAAGACCCTGATGATTTTGACTTTCAGCTTGACGAATACAAAAACATCACTGGTGTCGTTCATACTCCGACTCAAAAAGTTCTGCCACTGCGGAATTTCGTGGTTTATACCTACAACGGTAAATATGCTAATCCGTATGGCACATCTGATCTTCGGGCCTGTTATAAAAACTGGTGGAGCAAGGATTTTCTTTCTCGGTTCTGGAATATCTATCTTGAGAAGTATGGTTCTCCTACTGTCAAGGGCAAGTATCCCCGTGGTGCTTCTGCTAAGCTCAAATCTGAGTTTTTGGCTGTCTTAGGCAAGATTCAACAGCAATCAGCGGTCGCAATTCCCGCCGATTGTGAAGCTGAGTTGTTAGAGACTATTCGCCAGGGTGATACCGGTTATAAACACGCAGTTGATCACCACAACCGAGAGATCGCCAAGGCGGTTTTGAATTCGACTATGATTGTCGAAACTGGTGGTAATATCGGTTCTTTTGCTCTTGCGAAGGTTCACCTTGATGTTCTGCGAATGTGTTTGCAGGGTCTTAAGAGAGACTTGGAAGAAACCGTTATGCTCGAACAGATTTTGAGGCCGCTTGTGTTGTTTAACTTCGGCCCTGATGTTCCGGTTCCGTCTTTTTCTCTTGGTGCTCTTGAAGACCGTGAGTTTGAGACTGCAACACGAGGTATGAAGAATCTTGTCGAGTGTGGAGTTATTGACCCTGCCGACCCTGCAATCAGGGAGTATGTTGGTCTTAACGGTTTTGGACCCGCTCCCAGTCCTTCAACGTTGCCTGTTGGAAGTTCCGCACAGCGTGTTAGGACTGGCGATAATACCAATGACGGGAAGGTGGCTATCTGATGGCTATTTCTGTTGTCGCTGCTGACGTTAAAAGACGTCTTCAAATTGCTGTTACCACTTACGATACGGACTTCGTCGCGATCTGCACCGAAGTTCAAAATGGTATTACCGCTGGTTGTGATTCTGCGGCTCTTGTCACTTATGAAAATGTCATAAAACTTGGCATAATCGAGATTGCGGCCGGTGAGTGTTTGAATGCTCTTCGGCGTATCAAGGGGTATACCGAGGCCGCAACAATCTCCGGGAATGTCATTGGTGAGTATAAAGAGTCTGGTGATACCCTTATCACAACCGGACGTGCCATTGTTCAGCCGTATTTCAAGGTGGAATACTCGAAATTCCTTGCCGACGTAGCCGCGAATGCTTATGTCAAGGCTCTTTCTGACGCTCAGACTTCTCTTGCAACTGCGATGGCTACGGCTCTTAAAGACAAAGAAGTCAATGAGGCTGCAAAAACGGTCGCTGAAACTGCGAAACTGACGGCAGAGGAATTGAAAGTCGATGCTGAAACGGTCAAAACTGCCGCTGAGACTGCGAAACTGACAGCGGAAGAATTGAAAGTCGATGCTGAAACGGCCGGAATTGGTTCCAAGGCAACTCTTGATGAGGCTCGGGCTGCGTCTATTATTGCCGCTGAACTTCGGGCAACGTCAAACGAGCTTACCCGGCTTGCGGCTGCTGATGATGGCGGCCTCGGTGTCTGCGCAACTCCTGTGATGGCTGTAAGTGAATCTGTTCAGGAGGGTTGGTTATGAGTGCCTTGCTTGATCGGTTTACCGCTGAAATTGCGCGAATTGGTGAGGATGTCACTTGGACGAAGTTAAACGGTGCTACTGTTGGCACCGTTATTCGTTGTGTGGTTCGGCCTCTTGATTCCGGTAATATGAATTCTTTTCTTGATTCTGTTGAACAGATGGGCGTTGTTAAGCCTGGTCTTCTTGTTGAGATGGCTGGTAGTGGGTCATCTGTTACCGTTGGTGATGGTTTTACGCGTGATGGTCGCGCTTTTGTTGTTTTGAAGACATTCCCTTTCAGGTTCAATAACGAGCTTATTTATACAAGAGTCTTGCTCTCGTAGAGGAGGAAACATGAAAACCTATAAAAAACTGATTTGCTCCCGTGCACGCTTAGTTACTTTTCTTAGCAATACTGTTGGTTGTGTCACGTATGATTTTGGTTCTAAGCCACGACTTACTATGTCGAGCACTGATTTCAAAGTGTCTGACTGTTCCGGTTTTGTCCGCAAGATGGTTTTTTATATCACTGGTGGACTTATTTCTATTCCTCAAGGTTCTTCATTGCAGAATAATTTTTGCAAAAATCAAGGTTTTCAGTCGTGTTTGTATTCAGACTGTAATCAGCTTGATGGTAAGCTCCGCATTGCTTTTATGAATCGTGAATGTTCTGAACCCGGTCACGTTTGGCTTGTCCTTAATGGACAAACCATTGAATGTGCCGGTGGCAAAGGTGCTTGTCGGCGGCCGTGGGATAATAAAATACTTGCCAAAAAAGTTGATGCTTGTTATATTCTTACTGATGAGTTGAAATAATGACTCTCCTGTGAGGTGTGTTATGTCCGATACTGTTACTGCTGTTGGGGCTGCTGTTGGTGGAATGGTGGGTATGGCTGGGGCGATGGGTTACGGCTTCAAGTTGCTTGTTGATGTTGTCGGCAAGCAACTTGGAGTTCAAAACAAGGTAATCCACGGGCTTCAGACTGATGTTTCAGACAAGCTCGATAAGCATATTCAGGACTGCAAGGAATGTCGTGTTGCAGCAAAGGCAGGTGGTTAAGATGGCTTGCAAAAAGAAGAAAGACGGCGGTGGAAAATGAATGTTGTTCGTGAAGCAAAATTATTTGAAGCTGCAAAGTTTCCTGAACGTGGAATTGATTTCACTGAGGCTGATCTTGATGCTATTATAGCGTCATTCAAGCCTGTTCCTGTTAAGGTTCAACACACAACTACTCCTTTCGATGGCAAAATGGGTGAAGTTCTAAAGATTTGGCGCAAGGGCAAAGAGCTTATGGGTCAAATTTCATTTCCCGAAAAAGTTTGGGCGTTTCTTGAGCATATGGGAACAAAAAAACTTTCTGTTGGCCTTGATTATCGTCAAAGGCGACTTCAGGAAGTTTCTATTGTTCAGAATCCTCGTGTGTTGACAGCTCGTGTGTTTTCTGATAGTGTTGTTCCTGAGCTTGTTTGCTTTGAAGATAATTTCAACGAAGGGGGTTCTACAAATATGAGTGCAGAATTTAGTGCAGAATTTCAAGCCACTATCGCCGCCGCTGAAGCCCGTGGCGCGGAGCGTGGCCGCACTGAAGCATTGAACACATTGGACGAAAAAACCAAAGGTGTTTATGCTGAGAACGAACGGCTTCGCAGGGAGAATGCTGAGACTGCGACATCTGTTATTCTTGCTGGTTGGAAAGCTGAAGGAAAGATGCCTCCGGCTTGTGAAAAGTATGCAAAGGCAATCCTGATTGATGGATTGAATCTTGTTACTTTTTCTGACGGCGCGAATATGACCGCTGCTGAAGCTTTCACTCAGTTTATGGCCTATATGGTTCCTATGGTTTCTATGGGTGGCAAAACTGAAGAGAAAACAGAAGAGTTTTCTGTAAGTGCCGAAGGTGAGAAAGTTCTTTCTGGCCTTGGTCTTACTGCTGAAGATATTAAAGACATCGACTAATCGACGTCGGAAAGGTTGGTAAAGTAAAATGGCTTATGGTGCTTCTGCTGCGGCATTTGATAATCAGCGTTCTGAAAGCGATATGGTTTCGCTGAAGATTGGCGCTGAGAAGATTTACAAGGGAACCATGTGCATGATAAATGCCGCTGGTTTCTGCGTTCAGGTTGCTGACACTGCAACTGGTGACTGCTTTGCCGGTGTCGCTGCTGAAACTGTTGATAACTCCGCTGGCTCTGCCGGTGATCTGTCTATTAACGTGTGGCTTACCGGAACATTCACTTTCAAACACGCTGGTGCTGCTCGAACCGATGTTGGTCTTCCGGCGTTTGCTTCTCTTGGTGTTGTCGATGCTGGCCAGACTGTTAAGTCTGCCACCGAAGGCACTCATGCAATGATGGTCGGGAAGATTGTCGGCGTTTCTGCTGAATCCTCAGCAACTCGCGTCCGAGTCTGCATTGACGGTTATACCAATCTCGCTTCTGCCGAGACTGCTGTAATCGGTGGTTGGTCGATCTAAGTTTTTTAATCTTTGAGAGGAAGGTATACATAAATGGCTGTTGGTGTTGGTGATGTCAATGCTGTTCTTCGTAAGGGTCTGAAAAAGACTTTTATGGATGTTTACGGCACTCTTTACGAACAGGCCGGTTGGCGAAACCTGGTTACATTCGTTAAGTCTACTGATGACACTGAAGTCTATCCGTGGCTTGGCGATTTGCCTGAAGTTCGCGAATGGCTTGGCCCAAGGCAGGCTAATGATCTGGCTTCCGGCGATTTCTCCATCAAAAACAAGAAATTTGAATCAACGATTTCGGTCAAGAGAGACGATATCGAAGATGATAAAATTGATGGTATCAAAATCCGAATCAATTCTATGGCAAAGAAGATGGCTGCTTATCCTGAGCAGTTGACAATGAACTTCTTGCTTGGTGCTTTGAGTTCTGCGGCTGCGCCGTATCTTTGTCACGATGGTCAGGGATTCTTCGATACTGACCACCCAGCTCCTGAAGGCGGTTCTGCTCAGTCCAATAAGGTTGCAGCTGCTTTGACTTCTGCTAACCTCTGGGTTGGCATTCAGGCTATGATGATGTTCAGAGATACAAAGAACAATCCTATGGGAATTGTTCCTGACACTCTGCTTGTCGAGCCTTGTTTGGCTGAGACTGCAATCAAGCTCTGCAACTCTGAATATCACGTTGACTCTGCCGTGGCTAACGTCACTCAGAGTATCAACGCATTGAAAGAGTTCAAGATCAAACCTGTTGTGTGCCCTGACCTCTATTCAACTGGCACTGCTGCTAATGGCAACTGGATACTGCTCTGCACTACTGGAACAGTTAAGCCGGTTATCTTGCAGGAACGCCGCAAGGTTGAGTTTGATGCGATGGAGCGCGATAGCAATTCAGGCTTTGAGCTTGATGAATATCGTTATGGAACAAGTTGGCGTGGAAATGTCGGCGCTGGCCTCTGGTTTATGGCGTATGGTTCTACAGGCGCGGCCTAAGTCTCGCTTTTCTTTAATGTCCTTCGGGCCGTGGGTGATTGTGCCCTCGGCCCGTTTTGTTTTATGGAGGTGTGATTATGGAAGTTTTCAAGGTTCGATCCAAAGCAACTAATGGCGGTCACTGGCGCAATGGTCGCCGGTGGGGAAACGATTTCGTGAATGTCGATTCCTCCGATGTTAGTGATTCAATGCTTTCCGATCCTCGACTTGAGGTTGTGCTCTGTGAGGAAGAAGTGCAGGAAGTCATTGATGATGATATCAATACTGCTATTGATGCTCAGGTTGCTGCTGTTGTCGATGGGGAAAGTGAAGTTGTTCCCTCTGATATCATTGTCGATACAACTCCTTTGACTGTCTTTAAGACTGACGATAAGAAAGCAGGCGGCAATGTATCGCGAAAATGATATTGTTTATACAGGGTCTGTTTCCTGGACACTAGATCAGAATGCAACTAAGACTTTGAGTATACCTATTCCTGATTTCGGGGCCGGTGATGGCCCTCGGAAGTATGTTGTCAGTGTATACAACAAGTCGGCTGTTGTCACTCTGGAAGCTGATTTCTACAACAAAGAGACGTTTGACGCTGAGGTCAATTCGCTTCTGACGAGCGTTGCATCGGTTCCGGTGTCTTCTGCCTCGTCTGTTGTAGTAGAGGGCTTTTTATACGGCTCTGGCGGCGGTCAAATCATACTTACCAAGTCGGCTGCGACTGCGGCCGCTTTCTCTGCATATATCGTCATAAGGAGGATATAAACCAATGAAGCGATTTGCTTTTGTTTCCCGTCTTTTCCTGTTTCTGCTGATTATAGTCAGTCTCGCGTGCACGCCAGTCTTTTCTTGGGCTCCTGGTGCTGATATTCCCAGCCGCGCAGGAACTATAACTGCTGCTCGGGCAGCATCCGATGGAACAGTTGTCACTTTGGATGCCGTCAACGTCGTCAAGATTTGCGGCCGTCAGTCACCTTGTTATATTTTGGTCAATGAAAATGCTTGGCCTATGACTCCGATGATTGTTTACCCGTATTTTCCGACTTCCGATATGCGAATCGGTATGCCTGTAGAAATCACTGGCACTGTGACAACTGCTTATGGTGCTAAATGTCTTACTTCTGTGACTGTTAAGGCTTACAAAAATCCCGACAATAGCATTTACTATGGTGCTATTACAAAGCCTGATGCTGCGCCTCTTGTGTGGACTGATGGCGTTGTCACAATGGCGCCGGGGGCTAGTCCTCCGACTACTCCGTCTGTTACTCCGAATGCTACTATACCTGATGCAGCAACTTTCTATACTGATATTGCCGATGCTAAAATAAACGCTGCTGACGGTAAGATTGTTTGGTTCACTAATAAAAAGATTCTTTCTGTCGGTGGTGATGAATATGGGTCTTACATAATCATCGCTGCTGACGGTTCCAATGATACTATAAAAGTCTATACTGCTGCGTCGGCTTCAACTCTGGATCGCGCTGGATCTGTTATTGGAATGATATCAACGCATTCAGGTAGTCGGACTGTAAGCGCGGATACTGGCCCTGAAGTCGATTTGTGGACGTATATAGGCTCTGTTCAACTCTTTGATAGCGGTCTTATTGGCTGGGTGAAAGCTCAGCCAAATGGCGTTACTGTCAATCTCTCACAGAAAGTTGTGAGTGCCATCTTTCCCGGCTACTTTTATGTCTGTGAGCAGGAACGTGTTCCTGGTATCAAGGTGGTCTCTGCCCGGCGTGTTGACGTCGGTAGAGTCGTTAATCTCTTTGGTGGCACCATTGCAACGGCCTCCGGTGAGAAGTATCTCAACAATCCAACGGTCGGAATTTCGCTGACTGCGCCGCTTTCGATAAAGCCAATTGGAATGAATAATCGTTCTCTTGGTGGCGATGGCTTTTTATATGATGGCGAAGGTGGAACGCAGGGACAACCCGGCGTTTATGCCGGTGTCGGACTGAATACTGTCGGGCTTCTCGTAAGAATCTGGGGCAAGGTCACTGCCATTGGGTCTCTCAATCGCTGGTATGTAATCGACGACGGAACCGGCCTTTCTTGGACTGAAGGAAGCACAACATATACCGGCGTCAAGATTGTTCTTGGTGACAATGGCACTTACTTTCCGATGGTCGATGAACACGGCCTTGCTGTCGAGATCGGTGACTACGCAGACGGTATAAACGGCATAAGTTCTTGTGTTACAATAGACGGGACTTCTTACCGTTGTCTTAGGCAAATAGGCGCGTTTGGTCAGCGTGGCCCGCCCTGGTGGCCTGTCAACAAAATCAATCGTGTCTCAAGTCCTGGTATGTAGTTTAGGAGGCTCCCGATGGAACTGAAACTTGGTCAAGAAAATTGGGTTGGTATAAATCTTATCGATGCAAGTGATTATTCCGGCGTTCCGCTTGTCGCTTATGATGGCGTTGAAGTCAAGTATCGTCTGAATGGCGGTGTCACTGCAACAAAAACACTTACCCTTGCTGATTGGTCAGAAGGTTCCAACGGAGCCTATTCTATGCGTTTTACCGCTGCAGAATGCGCAACTGAGGGAACTTTGTCTTTTGAAGTTACCCGCGAAGGTTGCGCCGTTTACTATGGTTCCGGTGATATCAAGAATCCTGCTGGAATTCCGGTGTATCCGGCTGAGAATTTGGCTGCTGATCTTGCGGCCTTGCTTGTGAAGCTTAGAAATCTTACCGTGAGGTTGAGTTGACATGAATAAAATCGTATTATGTTTACTGGAGGTATTAAAAATGGCGATGGGTTCAATCGGTTCTACATTGCGAAGTGGCGGTCAGCAGATACAGCTCACCGGTGTATCAAGTGGCAGCTTTCAGGTGAATGGCACACGTTACAAACTGTATTCAAACATGAGGTCGGCTAACGATTTGATGACCCTCATTGGTTACTCAAGTCCGGTGACGTTCGCGAATGCGTCGGCGATGGTGATGGATATGGGGCAGTATTCCGACGATGTTCCGGAGGGCACAACGGTTTACTTCACTCTCATCAGTCCCGCTACTCTGGAGCCTGCAAACGCGACTCCGGCGGATTTTATTTACGCTTCTTTTTATGGGTGATACAATCTGGTTGAGGTTACTGACATTTCCTCCGGTTCCTCTTTTCTCCTTTCCCCCGGCTTTTATAGCGGGGGATTTCTTTTGAGGTGGGTTTTATGCCTGAATGTAAACAATGTGGTGAATGTTGCCGTGTGCTGGTGGTTCCTTTTGTCAATGATTCCGAGTTGAGGGAGTTTCTTGATGCCCGTGGGATAAAGTATACCGTTGAGTTTGACCGGCTTAATGCTGTTGTTCCTCACGTCTGCCCTCATCTTGTCGATGGCCTTTGTGATCTGCATGAGTCTGGCAAAAAGCCGGTTGCTTGTGATAGGTTTCCTGGCGCGGATCAGGATTGCATTTATAAAAATCCATTGATATAATCTAATCACCTCTTTTGCTTGGCGGCTTGTAGAGATATTCAGTAAAAAATCCGCAGGATAGAGTTTGATCGACTCTACGGCACTCCTGCGGATTTTTTATGTTTTACGAGGGTTTCAAGCACACTCCGGACTTTTATAAATCACAGCAATATGAACTTGCCGGTGCCGCTATGATAAGTCCTTTCTTGGCCCTCGTCATTCCAACATACATTAATCGCCTGATTGCTGATTTTCCCGCTCCCGTCCACTCCTGCATTCCTTCTTGAGATAGATCAGGGAATATAATAACAATGTCTGCCTCGCCTCCTTTGACGCTGTGGATCGTTCCGAGTATTACCTCTGGCGGCGTTTCTTCTGCGTCCAAGAATGCTGGGCCAAATTTCTCAACTACTTTCAACGGGAAGTTCGCTTTTCTTCTGGCCTCGTCGTTTACAAGGTTGTTTTTCCACCATTCGAGGTCTAAGTGTAGTATCCTGTCAACGGCGTCTTCCTTGAAGTATTTGAATAAGACTTCTATGTCTACGCCGGTTATCTCATCTAGTTTTCCTTTCATACCTCTGTGGAATACTCCATCGGCCTTCAATTGACCAGCAAAGTCCTTGATCTCCCCAGACGTCCACCAAGGCCGGTCATATAGCTGAGGGCCGTAGAAAGCAGCCACACGCTGAGCAAACGTCGTTCCCGTTGCCAGCCTCAAAGGGTTCCAATCGGCTCTTATCAGTCGGTAAGGATTATGGAACGGTATACCCTGTTCAATGAGTGCCATTTTCAGCGGTTCTATGGTGTATGAACAAGCTCCGATTGCCATCACTGATTTTCCGCGCTCAATCGACTTTATAACCAGATCGGCTAATTTCTCTCCCATCTTGAAGTTATACGGGCAATGTGAAACGAACCCGACTTCTCCGCGCTTTGGCAGGTAGTCTTTTTCAACTCGGTCTGATACTTTGCTTATCCAAGTAAGTGCGGTTTCCCAAACGGCGAATGGCACTCTGTAGGACTGTTCTAATACCCTGTCGTTATCCGTCACCTGATGCGCTGCAAACGCTTCTGGCGTTGCTCCGGCAAACTGATAGATGCATTGATCGTCGTCACCGACCATAATCAGCTTATCGCAGTTTCTGGCCCATTTCTTCAACACTGCAAATTGAAGTGCCGTGCAGTCCTGGGCCTCATCTACAAACATGATCGCCGGGTCTGCGGGTGCACGGTCAATGTCTTGATATGCAAATTCCAACATATCTGTGTAGTCGATCCCTGCGACTGAGTTTTTGTAGCTTGTCCACGCTTCAATAAACTTCCTGGCCGTCTCCGGCCAGCGTTCCTTTGGGATCATCTTGTTCCGTAGAACAGTTGTCATTCCAAGTAGTTTATCTCCCTGTGTCACTGAGTCACCGTATTCAAGGCCGCTGTTTACATCCTTGCATCCTGGCAAGCTCATTGCGTAGGCAGGAGCAAACTCATTCCACTCAAGAATAGACTTCTTTTTCTCCTCTACCACTGGCATTTTGCCAATGGCTTCAAAACACGTTTTGTGAAGAGTGCCGATGTTATCCTCGGGAATACTTTCAACTCGGCTTGATATTTCGGCGGCGGCGGCCGTGGTATAGCTTGATACCATAACTCGGTTCCCTCCGTAGAAGTCTGCGGCCTTTGTTACTTGGCGCATTACTTCAGTTGTCTTTCCTGTTCCGGGTGGTCCGTATATCCTGTGTTCCTGCAATGTTCTATCTGTCATTTTCGGCCTCGCAAGGTATATTCATAAAGTTGCAAACTTGTCTGAGTCCGAGAGTGTCAAGGCAATAACTGTGAATCTTTGGATAAAGTTCCTGTAGTCTCTGAATCTTGTTCGGGCATCCGTCCTGATCTATACCGAACATGCAAAACATACATCCGGTTCGATTTATTCCCTTGTCATAGACTGATGGGTAGGCAATATTGTGAGTTCTGATATATTCCCAAATGTCGGCCTTTGTCCAAAAAGCAAGAGGGTGTGAAACAGGTCGTTTTGTATCAAATGCGTTGCATCCTGTGTTTAAGTATTGCTGTCGTCTGAGTGAAGATTCCTCTGCAAGAATTCCTGTGATTGGTTTAAGTCCTGTCTGTTTTTCAAATATCTCAAACGGCCGTTTTTTCAGGAAGTCACAGCATTTATCAGATATCTTGAATGGTGCGTTTGCAAGGAATTTCCACTTGTCGCTTATTTTTCCTCTGCCCTTTTTGTTTCCATACCATCTTGTGTGTCTTAGCAATTTGCTTTTTGTGTCTCTGTATTCCTGTATGAATTGCGATTGTTCTTTGCTTACTACTGGATAACCGTATTTGTCTATAACCTGTTTGAAAGATAGTTCTGGCTTTATCACCTGAATGCCAGTTGTCCCCAGTGCTGAAGTCCTGACATCTGGATATTCAAGGCCGGTGTCACAATAAACAATTACTATGTCTGGAAAGATTTCTCGTGCTATATGTGCCAAAACAAGGCTGTCGACTCCACCGCTTGAAGATACATATACTTCGCCGTGGAAATGATAATACCACTGCCATATTCGTTCTCTTGTCATAAGAATCTTTATGTCTAGTGGCAAGTGTTGTCTTAATATCAGCGTCGTTGGTTCTATCATTGGTTGGCCTCAAAGAAAGCTTTGGCGAATCCTTTTGGTGTCGCTGATCGTAGGTTCTTTGTTCTTTCTGACTTCCCGCCAAGTTTCTGAACCCAACTTCCTTGACTCGATACTCTGATTGGCTCTACCGGCGTCTTCTCCGGTTCGTGAAAGACTCCCCATAGTCCGGTCTTCTTTGTGTATGGGTCGCCATAATCGCAGGGATTAAAATACATCTTTGGCTTTCCAATGTATCTGTGAAGTGTCCCGACCGGATTTTCCAAAGCCCAAAAGAATGGCCTTGTCATAAGAATGATTCTCAGGCAAGCATCTACAACCGATATAGCTTCTATCATTTCTTCCTGTGACCGTTTCCAACGGTTCCCCGATACAGCAAAACAAGTGCATGGTGGAGCTGCAAGTATTCCGTGTATCTTTTCCTGCGGTAAATGCAGGAATCTTACATCGGTTCCGTCTGTCTGAAAGTCTATTCGTCTCACATCATAACCGGCATCTACATAAGGCTGTGACCAATTTCCTGTTAGATCGCAAAGTGAAAGTATAATCTTCTCGCCCATAATGATCTCCTGAGTAGTCTTGCGTGCACGCAGTTAAGTTATCGTTCCTGTGCTTTCTTCTTGTCTATTTTTCTGAGTCGTCTTAGTTCATTAAGACAGTGGCCGCAATACTGCCAAGGTTTCTTTGATTGCATCTCACAGTCAATTTCTGCTATATCCTGTTCATCTGCAACTTTGCAACAATAAACTTTTCTATTGCATAAGCATATGTTTCCGTCTTCTGATATATGCGTCCGGTTATCTGGCTTGTTATCGTTCCAATGCAAGTGAAGTTTTTTGTTTTCCAAGTGTTTAGTTCTCCTGATTTCTGGATATAATCCTAATGGAATCTGTCTTGCTTAGTGCTTCTCTGCTTGAAAGTCCAAAAGATGCCCCTAGAATGCGATTTCTAGGGGCTATGCTCTAAAATGACTCAATACACCTAAATTGCTATAGAGACGGTTTCTCGCTTGATTCTATGAGGCAACTTTTGATGTTGACTTGCTTCCGGTTCTGCGTTTCCACTCTTGGACGCCAATCTGAACAAGATAGTCTGCAATCGAGTCCTTTAATGGCTGTGGAAGTGCTATATGCTCTGACCACTGTTTGAGAAGTGTCGCGGCATAAGTCGCCTTCTGCTGGTCGGTCATTGAACTCAAGTTTTCAGCCGTCATAATGGCCTTGAGGATCGTGTCCATACCGATCAGGTCTAGCCATTGTGATACCTGGGCCGGGAGCAAGTTCGCTTCACCTATGATCTTTACTGCGAGTCTCTTTAGGAAGTTTACGAATCGTTTCAATGTGTTACTCCTTCAATCAGTGTTTTTACTATTGCCGAGAACAAAGAGTCTTTCAACTTCTGTTCTTCTGGCAGTTCTGTATAAGGCACCATGCAAGGATGGGTTTTTGCTACAACGTTTTTGATTTCACCGTAAATCCAGCCGTCTTTTGCCTTGAAGTCATACCATTCCTGGTGCAACTGCTCCGGCGTGATCTCTGGATTTGCTATCACCTGTTCGATTCCGGCAATTGCGCTGTCTTTCTGCCATTGTGGAGCTGAATCCCACCATATTTGTGATCCATCTCCTAACACTTCGCAATAGGCTTTGTTCGCCTCGTGAACAACCTTTGCTATCTGTTCTGCTGTCAATGTTACTTTCATCGTCTATTTCTTCTCCTTTATCCATTCGTTTGGTGTTGGTGTTTCTTCTGTGTATAACTTGCCAATCTCGAACTCTGTGACATAGCAATTTTCGTCGTTGTTTGCTGCATTTATTGCAGCTTCTTTGGTGAGAAAGATTCCTGCCAGCATCTTATGCTTATCGTTTGATAGTGTCCATACTGTTTTCATCGTCTATTTCTTCTCCTTGATTCTTTCGCCATATGTCGGCGTTTCTTGCGTTTGTTCGATGCTCCGTGTCCCGTGGGCCTTGATCGGTGTTTATGGCCTCCGGTCAAGGCTGTTTGTGTCGGTGGCAATGCTGCCAGTGCTAGAAGTCCGGCAAGTGTCCTGCTTGATGCGTCCATCTATTCTATCTCTGCCTTTCCTGCTGCAACCATAATGGCATCAATGCAGTTCTGGTTTTCGCACAACGACTTTCCTTGTGCTATGCAGCAATCGCAATCGTTCAGTCCTGTTTCAAAGAACGTTTCCAATGCTTCATTGAGATATTTTGCATCGTCGTTCGTGGCCTTTCCTCTCGCAAGGCGTTCCCTGATCTCTGCTATCAAGTGTCGCTCTCATTCCTGGCAATGGCCGCATTAGCCCACATAACCGATTCTTCGAGTTTTGTCATTGATACTGACAATACTCGGCTCTCCGGGCAAGCCATCTGCAAAAGCTCTGCAAATTCTCTGGCCTTTTCCCTTATCCGGTTGTAGCGTTCCGGTTGGCCGGTCTTCGGTGCGACGTAAGTAAATGCTTTCTTTCTCGCTTCGATCTGCTTTTCTGTTGGAATGTATCCCATTTCCTGATGCTCCTTAAGTTTTGATTTCCTGCATCTTATGCAGGTCGCGAAGTTCAAAGTCCTTTCCTGTATTCTTTGCTTCACTTCCTTTCTGGCTGCGTTCCTGTCGTCTGCCTCTATGAAGATAACTGCTTTCTGGTCTATTGTTACTTCGTATGTTGGCATTGCTTCACCTTATTAGTTTCCTGAGTTCTCTTGCAGCATCAAAGAATTCTTCCGCGTGTATTTCGTTCATTGCGTCGTCAAGTTCTTGCTTTTCGTCTTCGCAACTCAAATCTGCTCTATAATGAGCTTCTTTTGCCTTTGCTGCGTTATCTAGCATTTCTGAAAGCAGTCTGATGTAGTTTTGATCAAACTTTGCAATGATGTTCTCAGTCCCTTTTTCCTCGCAAATCTTTTCTGGCGTTCCAATGTATAGCATTTTGATTTCTCCTAATTCCACAAGTCTTTCGGCAATTTCCAAGCATACCGAACGCTCTTACTGCCGTCATCTTTCGATATTGAAACCGGCTCTGCGCCAATTTGTCGCAAGCTCAGCCCTAAAGTCCGTGCAGTCACCTTTTCTTGCTGGTGGACTGCTATCCATCCTTTGAACGGTGTGAGTAGTATATAAATCTCTCCGCTCTCCCTCCAAGGTTCTGAGGATGTTAAACCGTCGCCTCGGTTGTCGTGAATCATTGCCGATGTGGTATAGATGTTCAGCCATTCTCTACACTGGCCCTGTTCCGAAGTCTCGTAACCGGCGTTGTCGTGTTCGGCGTGGCTCAACAATAACCTGACTGCATTGTCCCAGTCCATCGGCTTTAATTTCCGTGGAAGTATTCCGGCTCCTGCTGCCAACTGATCTCTGAATTTCGTCTGCCTCGTTAGAGCTTCAATTGTCCCCAGCGATATTATTAAACCGCCGTCGATGGTCAATGTATATGCTGGTGGGTCTGATTCATAACGTGTTAGATTCTTGATCTTTATTCCGAGATCGTCAGACAGTTTTGTAAGAGCCATTTCTTTTGGAAGTGCTTCCGGCTCTACATCTCCGTCAATAACTGCAACTTCGTTTCTTACTTTGCTTATTGTCAGCGGGTAGTATCCGGGCCGTTTCCCTTTGGCTCCGTTCTTCTTCCTGGCTTCAATGAGTAGTGCCGTGATCTCTGCGTCTGACCATCCGGCGCGAACGCAGTATGTAGCAAGGCTCATATCATAGGAGCTTGCCGAACAGTCGCCAATGTCTTTTCGGTCGTAGTTATAACTCTGCTCAATTCTCTTGTCGGTGGCTTTCAATGCCTCCCATTTGTCCCGAGGCACTTCAACGCTAGCCGTGTCCGTGCATACTTCGGGTTTCCTTGCTGCTGTTTTTGCTTTTGCTGCTGCTACTGGTGCCAAGTCTGCACGGACGGGGCGCGACATTATGAACTCGCTTACCCACTTGAATGGATATGTGCGGCGGGTTGCTTCGAGAATTGTTACCGGCTGTTTGTCCGTTGGCACTTTGCAGTTCATTGTTCCCGGCAAGCGCATAACTCGGGCCAGGTCGCAAACTGAGTCGGCGTCAAAGCCGCTATCTTTGCAGTGTGACCGCCATACAGTGTTGAATCTTAAAAGTAGGTCTGATACCTCAGTCCGGTTGCTGTCGTCGATGACAAGCCACTGGGATAGCAGGAAATAGACTTGAAGCCCGTGGCCGGAATTGATGATATATGACGGCTTCCACTCGGGGAATGCTCCGGCCAGAAGTTCAAGACCTTTTTCTTGTGTTGTCGGAAGGCTGCCCTTTTTGTGGGCCTCGCTTGCAATGTCGATATCAAGCCATAACGCTCCGATGCCTGAGACGTGGTCGTTGCCTCCACGTTGACCGCTGGTGAGGTTTAATGAGGCTGGTCGACTTCCGAGAGCGAAGTAAGTATCAAACTTGAATGTTGACGGTTTTACGGCTTCGGGTGTCTCATACCAGCGTGATAATTTGGTCTTTAGTTCCCAGATTAGTATTCTATCTGAGCCTGGCATACCGGCGAATATGTCTTGAAGAAAGTCGGTCATTCGGTTCCCCTCTTTTCGATAGAGTCTTATGGGCCGGTGGTATTATCCGGCCCGTGGTGCTCTATTTTATCACTGTGCTTGCTGGCAGTCTATTCTTCGGTCGTTGGTGCTTCTTCCTCGAAAGTGGTGTCCGGCTGCGTTATATTCTCCGGTTCAATTGTTCGATCAATACCGCTTCCCTGCTCCTCTTTGAACGGATCGTATTCGTCGGCTGTCGCTGCATGCACGGCTTCGGCTGCGGTCGGCGGTTCTGATGTTTTAAGTTTCAATGAGTCTTGATATGCCTTGATTGTGGACCATTGCGCCTTTGGCACAAGCGAAACTAGGCTTGGCACAAGTTCCGAATAGTCCGGCGTTCCCGCTCCTGCGACTTTGTATAACGCAAATCGCGTTATACAGCCATAGAACGGAATCCCCTTGCCTGAAAGCCTCGTCAGATACTTCCTGATGTGGCGAAGTGACTTCTTTGGCACTTGGACAATCAGCGGTATGTAGCTGCCCTCCATAAGCAGGTAAAGCGGCCTCATATCCTTGCAGGCTTTGCCTTTCCCGCCTTTGAGGTCTGATCCCCAGACGTTCTTTGGACATAGCGCGCAGGAATGCTGTGCTAGTGTTCCGGTTTCCATTGGATCTCCGTATCCTGTTACACAGTCGTTGCTATAGCAGTTCGGAGCTGCGTTTGGATCGTCTTCTAACGTCTTGGCCCAATTCGCCTTTTTCTCATCAGCAAGCACGATGATTCCCTCAATCGTTTTGCTCGGCTCAGTTTCTCCGTCAATCGTTGGAATCTCGAATGTTGTCCCGCCTCCGGGTGGAACGGTCACTTTGTCGAGGTCTGAGATTGCTATGCCGTTTGCGCCAAGGTTCTCTTGAACGCATTGCAAAGCAAGTGACTGTTCCTCGGGGTTTAGAATTGGGTAAACTGCCAGTGTTGCGGCGTCTACCTGCGCGAGTGCGTTTGTTTTCTTGTCTGCCATAATTAGGATTCCCTTCTTCGGTCTGTTATTCCGACTTTGATTGTATTTATAACTGACTCCTTTTTTGAAAGAGCTTTGTATACGTCCAGATCAACCGTTCCCGATGCCATAATGTGATAATAAATCACTGGCCGTGTCTGCCCTGGGCGTCTGATTCTTTTACGGCTCTGAGTATACATTGACCAATTGTAACATTGACTGAAATAAAACTGATATCTTGCTTCGGTGAAGTCAACTGCCTCGGCTCCGGCTGCTATTTGAACAAATAATACAGCTCCCGGCGTTATTTTCCATTTTGGAAGGTCGTTTTTGCCTCCCACAAGGAAGCATACTGGCCGTTTCCACTTGGAAGTGCATAAATGCGCCAATTCTTTGATTTCAGCAGTGAAATTGCAAAATATCGTGATTCGTTCTTTTGAATCAATGCCGTCTAAAAGCTCTGTTACTGCATCAAACTTCTCTGTGTGAACCTGAACCATATCACCCTGATCGGTTTGAATGAATCCACCCGCCAATTGCTGACAGCGTAATAGTTTCACAAGAGTATTCGGGGCCGTCAGTGATGCTCCGCTTTCGAGATCAATTGTTAATTCTTCCTCGAACTCTTTATACTTCGCCATTAGCTTTGGCGGCAATTTGACTCTGATCTGCTCATCTTGGAATGGCGGGAGGTGTCTTTCGACTTCCTCTTCGCCTATCCTGAAAGTCACGGTATTAAGTTTCTCCGTGAACTCTTCCATATTTTGATAGTCTTTGATCTGCTTGTTCAGATATCCGCCCATTATGCAGTATCTATCTTTGAATGCAGCATACTTCCAACCAAAAAGGCCGGGGCTTATGACTCGCATCTGCGCGTAAATGTCTTGTGGCCCCTGGCTCATTGGTGTTCCGCTCATTGCAATAATGCGCGGTGTCTTCTTACTAAACTTACAAGCAAAAATGCTTGTGTCGCCTCCCGGCGCTTTCAACTTGTGGCACTCGTCGTATACGTGGAGATCGGCCTGTGATGCCAGCAAAACTTTTGCCAGCTCTCCTTGTCTTGCTCCGTCGTAGTTTGTCGATGCTACAAGAGTCGGGACCGTCTTCCCGCATTTATACAGATGTGCTTGCCTTGCCAGTGCGTCTAATAATCTCTGCGCTCTGACTTCGAGCCGTCCCGAGTAGAGATCAACTATTTCAATGCTGTTTTCTTCTCCGGCCCAATACTTTGAAAACTCCCAGCTCCAAACATTCTCGGCTGCTTTGAGCGGTGAGACGATAATAACAAGCGGGAGCGGTGATTTTACTGCGGGAACATTTTGAATATAGTCAACTACAATTCGAGATTTCCCGCCTCCCATTGGAACCCATAAGAGTGAGCCCCTACGGCTATGAATAGCTTTCAGGGCGTCAATCTGGTGGGGCCAATGTTTAGGCCCCTTTGTTATCATAACTCTGGTTCTTCGGCATAAGTTTGTTCCTCGGCTTCTTCTGCCGTTATCGTCTCCGTGGATACACTTTCTGGAATGGCTTCTGGTTCAATGTCGCCTTCTTCGATGTTCGTGATGATCTCCGGCATGTCGTTGAACTCGTCTCTGATTCTCGCACACTCCGCGCAAATCTCAAGTCCGTTTGCAACGGCACCGTCAGGAAGTTTCTCCCACCGCTTTCCAACATTCGCGCCACACAGTGGCTTGTCAGACCCGCTCAAGATATGCCAAGGGTATTCTCTCGCATTCTTGCCGCTGCTGGCCGGTCTTCGTGCAAACCCGGATATTATGAGGTCTGCGTGTGGCGTTTCTTCTTCCGGCTTCCTTTCTCCAATGAATGCACGGTAGCACCCCTCGTTGCAGAATATTTTACCTGACTTGCTGATGAACGGTTCATCTGAAACTGTCAGACTACAATACCAGCATAGTTTTACTCCGTCATTCTTCGGTGTCGGGTTTTCATCTGGCACATTGACTTTATCAATGCCGTCGTCTTCTTCGTCTTCGGCATCCAAAAAGAGACCGTCAAGGTTCTTCTGTTCTTTCACAATGCGAACAATCAGGATTTCTCCCTTTTTGAGCGTCTCAAGTTTCTGTAAATGCTCCGGGTTCATCGTTGACTGCTCAACTGCTAAACTGAGAATCATCGGCTCTCCGGGAACTGTTTTCGTTCCACGGGAAGCTGATCTGAATCTAATAACGTCTTGCATTTTTTATCTCGCCCTTTCGAGTAGTGATTTGAATTCCGTGTCTTGCAAAGCCTCCGGAAATAATTCTACAAGTCTTTTGGCTGTGCTTGCGTTTGGGTCGAAAGTCCAGTAACCGTCCTTGTCCCACTTTGCGCCCTGAAGTATTCGTATCTCCTGGGTCGTTTTGCCGTCAAAATCGCATTTCAGAATGATGAAACCGAGCTTTTGACGGCCTCCCTTTCGGGTTCTACTCAGTTGTGCTTGTTTCGGCTTGTCCACCGTCAACTACCTCGATTCCTGTCTTCTCTTCCGGCAATGTCGGGTTGTTGTAGTAGCCGGACGCAAGGTTGCACATCAATTCCTTGATGCCTGTATGGACTGCCTGTCTTACGTAGGCATTTATGCCGTTGGTTATTCCTACGATTGCATCATTGATCTCGTCGGCGGCGTGAGTGAGTTCGTATTCAAGCAGTGCGGAACACTCCTGAAGCTCTGCCTCTGTCTCCTGGCGTGTGAAGATTAGCTGGGCCTGTGTCTTCTTGACTGCCTCTACTGCCTCTTCGAGGTTCAGGAAGTCGCTGCTGTTTGTCTGCCTGATCAGAAGCTCAGCCTGTCTTGCAATGTCGTTGGAATAGAGCTTCTTGTCAGAGTCCGGCTGTGTTGCCGTGGCAATCTGCGACATCTGCTCATTGTTCCATAACTGGATCGCTTTCTCTGCCGCTGCTGTCTGGTGTGCGGCGACGTCCAGTTGGCGGCCTATGCCAATGATGGCAAGTTTCAGGCTCTTTCTCTTCGCTGATAATTCCGCAAATTCTGTTGTGTTCAATGTTTTAGTTCTCCCTTTTTAGTCGATTGCTCTTGCTCTTTTAGCAAGGCGTATGTTTCGTTTTTCCATCCAGTTCGTGATGGTGTGTCTGCTTACTCCGAAATGTCGGGCTAATGCCTGCTTTGACCATCCAGAAGCTATCTTTTCCTTGATGAACTCTTTCAAGTCTTGAGCGCCCTGGGTTTCAGTCTTAACCCGGTCTTCGGCTTCCTGCTCGTGTTCCCCTGTGACGGGTCGCCTGTGACATGTCATTATGGTTGCCTCCTTTCTTGGGCGTTGACAACAGTATATACAGGTGTCTATACACCTGTCAAGGGGAATGTTTAAATATTTCAGTAAACGGGTATCTTGAATGATTTCAAGATGCGTCTTACGTGCTGCTGATCTCTGTCGATTCCTGATATATTGTAGTTGTCATTTACTATTTCTATGACTGCAAGCGCATCTTCGGCACTGCGGATCACTGCCGCTATAGCTCTGGCATTCGTGAGCTTAATGAGACGTTTATTCTGCAATGCCGTTGGTTCCGTCTGCTTTTTCGTTACTCCGTTATCAACTCGATCCGGCAATTTGATTTCCATTGTTATGAAGATACCGCAAAAACAGATATGCAGGTCTGGCGTTCCGGCTGCGCTCATTGCGCTCCCGTGATTGTTGGTGATGTCAATCAACTCGCCGTATTTGTCGCGTAGTTTTTTGATTATTTTCGACTGTAAAGCTGACTCTTTCAAGCTGTCGCCTCTAACCTTTCTTCTTCTGGCCTCTCCTTTGGTCTCCAGTAAGGTGTATAGTGAGTTTCATTCATACACTTGTCGCAAGGGTGCTCATAGTGAAAGGTGGTCTCGAATCTGCAATTACTACAAGACTTGTCTTCTTCTGGCGTGTTGTCTTCAACTGGCCGGGGCGTCCCGGTCGCCTCTGGCACTTTCAAACTTTCCGCAATTTTCAGCGGGTCAAAGTCTTTGTATGAGACTGTTATTTCCTGATCCCTGCAAAGTGACAATACGAACAATACGAACAATTCAACAGGCCGTGCATACTTGGGGTAAGCGGCCCGTGTGATAACCCAACATAAAACAAGGTCGGCTATTATCTGGAATGCCGTTGTAACGGGTCTGAGTGCTTCAAAAAAGCTGTCTACTGTCATTTTGGTGTCTTCCTCCTACTCAAATAATTTGTATCTCATATAGGCGCTCAGGTTGGCCGTTCCGTCTGCTTTCACAAAACCCTGGGCGATGGCCTGAGCGCGAATAGTTTTAAGTTCGGCCTTGTTGACTCTGGCTCTGATCACTGTATTAAAAAGCTCTCCACTTTCAAGCAAAAGTTCCTCGGGAATCCGAAGGCAAGACTGGTTTGAAGCTGCAACAAGGAATTGCCGGAATGCTCCGGCTCCCCTGTAGATTCGATTCCCAGCTCTGGCAACTGCCCTTATGTATGTTCCTGGGTTCTTGTCCTTATCGTTTGCGTGTCTGAAGAATAGATCAACGATTGCACGGAATGGCGTCACGTGCTGACGCATCGCTGAATACGGATCGTCCCTTATGTGAGCTATAATTATGTCTGCAAGCTTGGCAGCGTAGGCCGGGGTCGTTACAATGCCGCTGAGTGCCATTGCTATAAAGTCTCTGTCAGAAAGTATTTGATGTGAAGTGCAAGGTTGCAGAAACGGGAACGTCTCTTTTAGGTCGTCAACTGTTATCGGCATTACAGGTTATCTCCTCCAAAATACTCGTTTCTCGGAACAAATATCTTTTCAAGAAGTGCTGTAAACCATCGAAACGCTCGACCAAATACCGGCTTCTCAATTTTTTTGGGTTCATTCAAACCCAGGTGCGCTTCTATTGCAGCCAGGCGCTGATTCTGGGCGTATATTCTATCGTGGTGGCTTTTGATTCGTATGAACAATTCCGCTATCTGCGTCACGTGGTCGTCTATTGCATTGGTGTTTTGTGAGCATAGTTCCCCAATGGCGTTTGAATGGTCAATATAACGGTCTTCTGCTGTCTTTATCCCGGAGTTTATCTTATCTTTCAATCTAACCATATAACCAGCTATGTGGATGTTTTTTGAAATGTTGGCTGCAACATCTGCGGATGTCTGCTTTAACCAATCAAGGCAAACCGTTGATATTTCCCTGTCAATACGAATAAGAATATGATCGTAAAGCAGGCAGGCTTCCGCCCGGGTAGTCGAATTGTAAATCAATAACCATCTGCATGTGTCTTCTGAACAAACAAAGCCTTGTTCAATAAGAGCCATTATGCAGGCTGTTTTGAATGTCTTTGAACTACTACCCGGCGACGATATCTTGTATGTTGCTCCCGTAATCTTCTCGTTTTCTCTGAATATTGTTTCTTTCATTTTATGCCTCTTTCAGTGATCTTCTGCGCTAAAATAAAAATGTCTCGTGCTATGTCCGGTGTAAGGCAGAATTGAATACATAGTTTGTCGACCGTCCACTCTGCCATGATTTTTATTGCTTCCTGTTTCTCATCCTCTGTCATCCTGACTCACCCTTTCTATGTCGCCTTGCTCTCTCTGGCGAAGGAAGAACGTTTCGCAGCGGGAGGGCAGGGGCCCAGGGGGCTGCAAGCCCCCGGTCGCGCTTAAACCGGTATATTGACAACTAACAGTGAACAATATACCGGTGAAGTGTTACACTTTTGCTGTCTTTGCAGATATCTCCGCTGAAATGCCCTCAATGCCTCCTCTTGTAACCCAATTTCTATACCGTTCTTTGTCGCCGTGACAACTTGACGGCGCGTAGTTATAGAAAATCTGGCAAATCTCAAAGCAGTGTCGCCGGTTGTTTAGATCGGCACGGCCCAAGGCTTCCATCAAATTATTAGCAATTACAGCCTGTAAGAAGTCCCCCAGCGGGCGGCCCTGCTGTATGTAGGCTTCTATTGACTCTAATATGCGAGGCTCAATATTGTTTATGATACTGGCGTCCGGTTCGCTGTTGTCCCCTGGGAATCCAAAATTATACCGTCGTTTTGGTGCCGATGTCTGGTTGTGTAGTCTCCTGAAATCGGCAGGTGTTTTTATTTCTGGGTTAAGCATTTGATTTTCCTCCTGGAATGCAGTCTCTTATTGCTCTTGCCGTTATTTCAAGCGATCTTGCCAGCAATTTCATATTGTCCTTTCTGTTCTGGCAAGTCTCGCACTCGTCTTTAACCGTGGCCCTGTTGTAGCCCTCGACTTTTGCAAGCAGAAGTTTTGCATCTTCCGCAATTTCCGTTATTATTTCCCTTGGCTGGCTGTGCTTGCTCATTTTCTGGCCTTTCTTACTACTATTGCCGGGTCGTATCCGTCGTGTTCAACAAGGCCGCGCCTCACATATTCGCGGTCACAATTCGAATCATAGAAAACGGTGTCAATGATCTTGCCTTTTAGGTATACATTCCAAGCTATTGATGCCATTGTTTTGTTCTCCCGTGGTGTATTTGGTGGCCTGGATCGCTCCCGGCCTTGGATCGTTTAATCAAAATCAGGTGCTAAAATCCCGTATCCTCCCAAATCTCTGTATATGTCAATATTATTTTCTGCAATATATTCACTTTCGATTTTCAAGGCGTATCCTCTGGGATCGCTATTTATAAAAACAGGAATTCCCTTTTCTCTGAATCCGGTCAACTTGTCCAGGCGGTCAAGAATCCGTTTGTCTCTGGCGTCTGATTGCTCTTCCGTCAAATCTGTTTCGCCGTTGCATTCCTGCTCTGCATACCTATGCGCAAGGTTTTCAATGGCTTTAATCTCTTTATATAGCTGCGCTGGCCCGATTTCGCCAAGTCTTGACGGCAGGTCAAAAAGTCTCTTGAGGTTGAAACCGTGATGTAAAAACTTCTCAGCTTTGATTTGTGATTTTGTCTGCTTCATTGGTTTGGTTCTCCCTTTTATCAAAATAATTTATAAAACAATCTATACTACAGAAAACAATACCGCATACTACTATGGGCTTCCTTGCCTCTGCTCCGCATTCCTTGCAACTCTGCAAGGGTTCTGACATTATCCTGTCTGGCCTCCCCAAAGTCGTTTATATATCTGCTTGCGGCGCTGTGCTGCGATTTCTGCGACATTTCGCGCGTGTCTGGCTTCTGCATCCTGGCCGTGTTTGCCGACTCTCTCAGCCTTAAATCTGGCTGCATTTATAGCCTTTCGCTGTCTCTCCCGTGCCTCTGCGTCAAGGTGTGCTGCGTGGAGGTCAAGCAGGATATTAACCGTGCAAGCAAAGAAGCTCCCTCGCTTGCAATCATAGAAGAGTGTTGCAGTGTCCAAGGTTTCAGGCGATTCAAGTATAAGCAAGTTTCCCAGCGGGAACGGCTGCATCATTTGTAAAAACTCTGCTGTGACTTCCTGGGCTGTCTTGATCGGCTTTAACATCTGGCTTACTGTGATTTCTGAATGCTCGGCTGTATATTTATACATCTTTGTAGCTCCTTTGCTCGACCTTTGTTCTACGTGATTCTTTTTACATTATATAGGCAAACTATACAATTGTCAAGTGTTAATTTTCCTCGTTTTGACCCTGATATTTGTTCGGTGATTTTGCCTTATATCCGTGATTTTGTTCGTATCTGCCTGTGTTCAAGTCTCCAACTAATTCTTCCACATCCCAGCCTTGGGAAACATAGTATTTTTCAAGCTCGGCGAATCTTTTTGATCCAACTTTTTTGACTGCAAAGGCTCTCATCTGGTCATAGTCCGCTTGATCCTGCTCCATTGCATCAAAAATCTGCTGATCAATAAGGTCTTGGCCTTTTAACTGCGATACTTGGGCGGCTTCCTGATATGATTGTGCGTGATCTTGTATGAATGTAAAAGCTGTGCAAGCAACATGCAACATAGCACTATAAGCTAACGTTCCAATGATTTTTTGCATCAATGTGAATTGTTGTTTCCTCTGCTTTCGTGGAAATCTGAATGCTATACCCGGCTTGCACGCACGCGCCATAGACTTCTGGATAGTGATCTGCGTGCCCTGTTTGATGTGCTGCTCTCTCGTCTGCAATTTGCTAAGGTGTGTGAACGCTTCCGGGTCTATGACAGTGCGAGTGATCCGAACGCGGAGCAATTCCCCGCGTGTCTCTAATACCTGGGCAACAAAATGAATGCCGTTTGATTCAAAAGTGATGTATTTCATCTTGGTCAATCCTCCGGGTTCCAATAATTTGCAATTTCGTTAACTACTGCATTGTATCTTGTCTCTGCTGTTTCTATTGCTCTGTTTATTAGCTGCAAGAGCTTAAAATCTTCTGGGCCTGTGCTTTTTAGCTCTTCGCGTGCTGCAAGTAGTTTTAACAATACCTCTTTTTTGTTGTCACGCTGCTTGTCTAACTTTTTAGCTTGTTCTATATCAAAACTCATTTTATTCTCCCACTGACTCAACGTTTATTATGCTGTCTTTGCGTTCTTTAATATATGCGTCTGGATGTAAAGATTTTATTTTCATTCGTGTCATTGCTGCCTTTGCACTTCTCAAAGTGTTGTAAGTTTTTACATAAACTGACTCATCTGAAAGCATAATTATATATTCGAACATTATTGTATATGATCTCCTATTTGCCCTTTGTATTGAAAATAATCTGTAACAT